ACTAGCTGGTTAATGCATAATCGTATATGGTCCGGTTCAGCCATAGGAATTAATCCCTATGGTGAAGATTGGAACGTTATGACCACTATGCTGTACAATCGTAGTCAATATGGATTGGCTGGAGATTTTAAAGCCTTTGATGGTTCTACATCTCCAGTTGTGTTTAAACACATATTGAAGATAATTAACGATTGGTATGGCGATGGTCAACATAATGCTGGAATTCGTAATATATTGTTCCTAGAGTTGGTTAACTCTTTTCATGTTAATGGCAATGTATTTTATGAGTGGAAATCCTCATTACCTAGTGGCCACCCTTTGACTTCTGTGGCGGGTACTATGTATAATTTGTTGTCCATTAGATATGCTTGGTTTAAGTTAGTTCCTGATGGTTTGCCGTTCTCAGATTGTTGTACAATGGTAGCTTTTGGTGATGATTCATCAATAGCTGTCGGTGAAGAATGGCTTGAATTGTTTAATCAGGATACAGTTACAACAGCATTGCTTGATTTGGGTTTGACTTGGACTCCAGACATTAAAGAGGGTATTGTTACTCCTTATAGGCCCTTGTCTGAGTTAACATTTCTAAAGAGATCATATCGGTGGTCTGACGAAATGTCTAGGTGGGTAGCCCCACTAGACTTGAATGTCGTTTTGGAAGTACCCATGTGGACTCGCAAGGGCGAGCAATCACATGACGTTACTTGTCAAAATGTTGACTGGGCGTTGCGTGAATTATCTCTTCATCCGGAAGAAGTTTGGGATAAACATTATAGTAAATTACTCAAAGTCAGTCTTGAGTATATTAACTATACTCCGCGACACACGGACTGGTTGTACACTTTGCGAGAGGTGTGCTCCGGTTCAGTGGAACGATTCTTCTAGTGTTGTGGGCTTAACCCACTATTGTCAGTGTGATCTTGTCAACATATATAAATTCCTAGTTCTAAAATGTTGATATTGCTGCTGACAATTTTATGGTGACCTATTTAGGTTTACTGCTTAGGATGCCATGGTAGCAGCCCTACCGAAATCCAGAGCACCTAGGTGCGTGTCATACTGATTGAGTCGTCGATGACATTAAGAAATTGACTTGCTAGCGCAAACAATAATATGACGTCAGAAGGTCTTAAAACTTCTGTTAAAGGAAAAACTTTAGTTTTCCGAGATACCACTGAATCTAATGAAGTGGATATGAAGTATGTCTCAGCGCAAATTCCTGATTCACTTCTTGGTTCTGCTCGTGATTTTAACGAGCACACCATCAAATCGTATTTAAATCGTCCTCTTCAAGTTACGATAAATACCTGGGCTTCATCTATGGCTGTCAATACAACATTAATAAGTGTTTCTATTCCAGACGTTGCTATTCGACTTAATGAATTTATGGTAAAACTTCAAGGATTTATGTCTTTTAAAGCTACTACTGTCATCAAACTAGTTTGTAATCCAACTAGATTTCAACAAGGCAGATTGCTTATGGCATATTTTCCCTTGCCCAATAGCAACCTTCTCAAATATTATACTTATCGTACATATCCAACGTTGTATTCACAACTTCCTCATGTACAATTTGATTGTGCACGTGATCGTGAGGTCACTCTTCGCATTCCATTT